CCCGAAGACTCGCACAGCCACAGAAACCGATGCGATCGTGAACGAGCAACAGCTCGTGATTGGACCAAATCTTCAGAGCTTGAACTGGACATATAATGTGCCAGTGGTTGAGTTCGTGATGGATTTTGTACTAGAGAATGACGCCTTCTTACCTCCACCACCTGAAGAGCTGGCTGGAAGGTTCCTGAAGCCTGAGTTCATCTCAGTATTCGCTCAGGCACAGAAGGCTGCTGATCTACCGCAGATTGACAGATACATGAATATGGTTGCCAATGTGGGTCAGGTTGATCCAAGAATATTTGACAAGGTCAATGTTGACAAGCTCGCTGACATTTATGAGGATCGACTCTACTTACCGGCGGGACTTAATGAGGACCAAGATAAGGTTGATGCCAAAAGACAGCAGGCGCAAGCGCAGGCTGAACGACAGCAGAAACTGGAAGCGATGACTCAATTGAGTGGCGCTGCTAAAAATTTAGGAATTAAAGCTAATAATCCACAAGGGGAACAACAATGAGAAATATATTTGTAATGATTGCAATTTTATTTGCATCCACATTCGCACACGCAGGTTTTCAAGGCTACGCAGCAGATGTGAGCTTAGACATTTTCAATAAAATCAACTGTAGTACAGGTCTGACTTGTTCTAAAGTTGGGGACAAATTCACTGTTGCAAGTTCTGGTATCGGTGTTTTGAGAAACCAAGTTGCAGTTACAGCCACTACTATTACTTCTGCTCAGTGCGGTTCTACTTTCATCAGCGGATCAGTTGTTGAAGTTGAACTACCTGAAGCTTCAACGGTTCTTGGTTGTCGTCTGACTTTCATTATCGGTACAGCTCAAGCTTTGACCATTGATCCAGATGTCGGTGACATAATAGCGCTCCTTACTAATGCCGCTGGTGACTCTTTGGTTGCAGATGCAATCGGTGAGTCAGTTACGATTGAAGCTATTAATGCCTCGACTTGGGCTCCTGTAGGAGCTGTTCAAGGTACTTGGACTGATTCGGACTAATCATGACTGAAAAAGACCTTGAAGACGCTAAAAAAGAAAGAGACCAACAGGTCATTAAAGAACTTAAGGAGCACAGAGATGTGCTTCTTAACGTTAGAGCTGTACTAGAAACAGCTTCAGGTAGACATGTGTTTGCCTATATGTTTAAAGAATTTGAAGTAGGTGAACTTCCACCTATGGGTTGGCCCCAAGAGTTAATGAGTGAGAAAATAGGGTCGCTCAGAGTTGGACATTCAATTTTTAAATTAGTATGTGAAGCAAACGCAGAAATGGCAGCATCGCTGCTCGCAAAAGTGGAGAAGGAAAAATATGCACAAGTTCAATCTGATTCATAAATATATGAGACGACATGATGAAATCGTAGAAGGTGGCGAAGGCGGCGGGGCACCAGCGGCAGAACCATCTCCAGCAGCGGAACCTGAAGGGGACAAGTTTGACGATCTCGGATACCCGATCACAAAAGAAGAACCAGAGCCAGGGAAACCACCGGAAGAAAAAGCGCCCGAAAAACCAAAAGAGGAAGAGGTCGTTGAAGATCCCGCCACTGGATACGGAGAAGAACCTCCAAAAGTCCCTGAGCCAAAAGAAGAGCCCAAAGAAGAACCAAAGCCAGAAGACGACAAAGAGGTTAAATTCGAGCTCATCACAGACGGACTCGAAGAAGACGAAATCCAACCTATTCGCGACTTTTCTAAGAAACATGGTGTTACGAAAGAAGTAGCCCAAGCCATGATTGACCAGAAGAGATCAGAGAACGAAAGACTGGATAAGATCATTCTCGACCAGCAAACTGAAGCTGCTGAAGCCAAGCTTGTGAAAGAAGCAGCGTGGCATAAAGAACTTAAAGAGGACACAGATTTCGGTGGAGAGAAGTTTGGGTTCAATCTGAAGCAATGTAACAAGGTTTTATCTGATAATTTTCCACCAAGAATAATAAAAAGGTTGACGGACAGCAAGGGTGTATTGGAACCTGATGTCATGAGGGGCTTCAAAAAACTCGCGGATCAATTGTACTCGAAAGAGAGACTGACCCAAGGCGACCCTTCAGTGCCGAAGAAGTCAGCAGATGAACACGACGACACTTTGGATTTTTACGAATTAGAAAGTTAATCCTTATAAGGAGAATTACAAATGGCTGCATTAGGAACTAAACTCGTAACACTTACTGACGTTGCGAAATCAAAAAACAAGCAAATCGGTAAAGTGGCAGAGGTTCTTTCGCAAGAAAACCCTATGCTTATGGACATTCCTTTCATGGAAATGAATGAAGGAACTATTCATAAAGAAGACATTCGTTCTGCGTTACCTGCGGTTTATTATCGTAAGGCCAACCAAGCGATTCCAGCTTCTAAATCAACCATCGAAGAGCGTACGTTCCAAGCTTCACATTTTGAGTCTAAGTCTCAGATTGATGAGGCTGTAGCAAAACGTGGTGGGGTCGATCGCATCGCCTACAATCGTTGGAATCAAGCAATGGGTCACCTTGAAGCGCAAGCTCAAGAGCACGCTGCATTGACTATATATGGATCACCTGAGAGTTCTACTCTTAAAAGTGCAGGTCTATTTGACGTGTATTCAACTTTGGCAACCTCAGAGCCTTCATCTGCCCAAATTATCGACGGTGGGAGCTCAGATTCAGATCTGACTTCAATCTTGTTGGTTCATTGGGGTGAGCGTTCAGTTTTCGGTGTGTATCCAAAAGGTACGCAAGCAGGTCTGAAAAGAACTGACCGAAGTGCTGGTGGAAAACTTGTACCAATCGACGCTTTAGATAGTGCTGGCGATGCCGGAACAATCTGGGGTTACGAGGAGCAGTTTGAAATTGATCACGGAATAGTGGTTAAAGATTATCGCCAAGCCGCAAGGATTGCGAATCTTGATATTTCAAATCTTCAGACTGGATCAAGTGCTGCTGACCTAATCGACTTAATGATTAGTGCTGCATACAGAATTCACAATCCTCAAAATGGAACTGGTGTTTGGTATGTTAATCGAAGCATTGAAGCTTTCCTTCACAAACAAGCCTTGACGAAAGTCGGTGCTGGTGGCGGACTTTCCTTCGAGAACTTTGAAGGCAAGCAAATTTTGATGTTCTTGGGTCGCCCAGTAAGACGTGCAGACGCTTTACTAAACAGTGAGAGCCAAGTAACTAGCTAATTTTATAACATTATTTGGAGGATTTAAGATGAGATATGATATTGAGAATCAACTATGTAACGCACAAGCTTTTACAGCTAGTGCGGTTTCAACGAACTCTTACCAGAAACAGAGTGCAGCCCAAGACCTGAGCATCGGTCGAAGAATGGCAGTCATGTATGTGGTAGTTGTTGCAGCAGGTACAGGTTCTACTTGGAACTTACAAGCTGTTCAAGCTGACGTTACGGCGCTGACTACTAACATTGAAGTGTTAGGGACAGTACAAGTTGCAGCCGCTCTAATGACGAAGGGTGCAGTTTTTGAAGTACCTATTCCTCAAGGAACAATGACTCGACTCCATCTTGGTGCGCGAGCCATTCCTGAGTCTGGTGGAACAGAGACTGTAACTTTGGACGCTTATCTTGTACCGCAAGAAGAGATTCCTTACTTCAGAACTTTCCCTAAAGTTGTAGGGTCAGGGGCGTAGTCAAATGAGTAGCAATAGAAGTATGCCTAAACCTCCGGTTGAAAAATCGGAGGTTGTTGAACCAAAGTCGTCCCCTGCCCCAGTTGAGAAACTAGAGCAAGAGATACCGGCGTCCATTGAAGTGATGGCGCTAAGACCAGGATTTTTTAAAGGCGAAAGAAAGAAAGAAGGCGATGAGTTCATGGTTGATACTATGAAAGAAGTCGGTTCTTGGATGAGATGTTCTGACAAAAAGTATCAAGATCAACATGAGAATCAAATGGCTGAGAAGAAAGCCAAACGCATGGCACTCATTGAAAAAGAAAAATATAAGCGGGACAACTAATTTCTGCTTAGTTGAAGGCGGAAATTATGGGATACACTAAACCACAAATATACAATTTGGCATTCGGTGCCCTTCTATTGTCTCGGCAAACCACTGATCCGACTACAGACAACTCAAATGAAGTCGCAGTTCTAAACACACATTACCAACATGCGTTCGATGCTTGCCTTGAAGACATGGATTTAGATGCCACGTCTACGAGAGCAACCTTGGCTTTGTCAGTGACAGATCCGGTAGCTTATTGGAATTATGGCTACACATACCCAAGTGACTGCGTGGTTCTAAGACGACTTGAGCCAGCAGCAGCCTACACTCCTATTGATAATAAAAGATCACACGTCCCTAAGATGGTTAGAATCCATAGTGGGGCGAAATTAATTCTCACGAATCAGGCTACTGCGGTGGCTGAATATATCTCGAATGCTGTACCATTGAGCTCACTTGGTGCTCACGCAGGCATGGCGATAGCGTACTACCTCGCATGGTTCTCTGCTCCACTCATTGTCGGCAAGGGTTCAAGGACTCTTAGGAAAGAGATATGGGAGAAGTATGTATTGTATAAAGCCCAGGCACAGGATCAAGATAGACGTGAGAATTTCAATTTCCATGAAGACGGTGTGGACTTTGAATTCGTAAACGTAAGGATTACCTAATGGCCTATAAGTCTCAGCCCAGTTTTTCGACAGGTGAACTCGATCCGGCTCTCCATGAGAGGACCAATTTCGAGAAGTATAAATCAGGTCTAGCTACTGCTAGGAATGTAATGATCGCTAAGACTGGTCGAATTCTCAGTCGCATGGGTAGGAAATTCTTCGTTAAAACTAAGACTGACGCCAAAGTTGTGGCGTCACATTTTATGTCTCACATTGGGAAGTTCTTAGAACTAGGTCCCACATGGATGAGAATCTATGATGTCGATGGAACTCTTGATAATGATTTCGCAAACTCAATGGCTATCCCAACTAACTATCAGATCGTCGATACAGATGATGAGAATGTGGTAGCCATTTCGAATGGCGCTTTTGCAATTAAGCTGGCAACTGGGATAGTTACAGGTGCCAATTATTTCCTCGCAGCCAATGGTCTGGCTCCAGCCTATGTATCTAGAACTACAACCACAGGGGCGAGCTACGGTGTTGAATATGCTTGGTCATTTGTAATCAGAGGGGAAGAGACTTTCCCAGGGAATGACGAAGCCCAGACAACTTTATTGCTCCCTGTCGGTGGAACACATGTTAACACTTTCACTGTAGGCGTCGATGACATTGCTTCTTATATTGGTTCCTCTGCGGCTATTGATGAAATTAAGTTCTACAGACGACCCGCTACGGGTGGCAGCTATGGTTACATAGGAAGCTCTGTGGATATATCAACTAGTGGAACGCTTGATTACGAAACTACTTTCTCTGATTACGGACAAGAGCCTGATTACACCAACCAGTTTATTCAAACTAACACTGGGAATTCAGGCATAGCTGTATTTGTCGGAACAAAGTGCGGAGTAATGTATCAGCAAAGACTGGTGCTTGGTTTCGCTAACAGAATTGTAACAAGTAGAATTGGGTTTCCTCGAAACTTTACCAGAAGCTTTCCGTTGAGCGACGACTCTTCATTGACACTAACCTTCGGGACTAACGGAGTTGATCTACCAAGGTACATGATTGAGAGTGACGGTTTGATCCTATTCAGTAGCCAAGGTGTTTACACCCACACCGGAGCCCTATCTACGTCTAACATCGCTTTAATAAAACGTGGTGACTGGATTATTGACGCAGACGTTCCACCACTAGCTGTCCCAGGTGGGGTTCTATTTATTGATAGTTCAACCAACACTGTTAGACAGCTTAAGTGGTCTCAAGAGACAGGCGTGTACGCAGCAGAAGAGCTGAGCATTTTCAGTGATCATTTGTTTTCTCAAAAGAAAGTTAAGTCTTGGGCATTCATGAGTGGAGAGTTCCCACTAGTTTGGGTGACATTCACTGATGGAACTATGGCTACTCTTACTTACGAACCCAGTCAACAGATGAGAGCTTGGACCAGGCATGACTCAGTTAAGAAGGTCGAGTATGTGGGCGAGATCACAAACTTCCAAGCTGCGAGTACATTCTTCTTCCAAACCAAAGACGGCGACGAGAGATACTACGAGACTGCTGCACTAAGATACCCGACACCGGCACAAGTTATTGCTGACCCTGAAGCGGACAAGAACGAGTCTGTAGCGGCCCTTGATGCAATGGTGTCTTGGTCCCACTTAATCAATGACGACCTCACAGACGACGACATGGTGCTTACACCAGTAGTTGCTGACACATGGGATGGTGATTTAACATTATCAGTTACCGATGATGCGATTTTCCCAGACCCAGGCATTGGTGCTGTAGGTACAATATTTAAATATTTTGATTCTGATAGAAGTGAATACGAACTGACTGTTACGGCCAGAGCCAGTGATGATTCAATCACTGTGAGTCCTAACATCTTGTTCCCTTCAACTGCCGCCACGAACCCAAGACTTTATGAAGCAGTGACAACAATTAGCGGATTAACCCACCTAGAGGGTGAGAGTATTTCACTAATTGGCGATGGTGCAGTATTGGCCTCACCTAACAATGACATCGAAGCTTACACTGCTGTGACTGTTTCAAGTGGTGTTGCGACATTGCCTGCCAGCGGATACGCCGCCTTCATTCACGCCGGTCGTCCTTACATCTCTGATGTTGAGACACTGGACATCGACACGATTGAGCAGCGTCCAATACTGATCGAGTCTGAGACAATGAATAAGGTCTACTTGAAACTTTATAAATCTAGAGCTTTCTACATTGGTGGAAGGTTCCCTGCTACTGACACATTAATTGGGACCGATGCCAATACACTTCAAGCTGTGGAGTTGAGTGACATCAGTAGACTCGCTGTTGATTATGAAAATGAAGAAGACATCCTAGCAAACAGATACGACCAACCAGTGACTAAGCGAATTGAAGCGACTCTTCCTGGTGATTGGCAATCTAATGGTAGGATTTCAATGAGAAACGTAGATCCAACACACTTCGAGATACTATCTATTATTCCTGATCTTGAGGCGCTGAGAAGGTCTGATAGGGGGACAGAATGAGTGCAGCAGCATTAGCTATTGGTGTAGGAGCGTTCCAACTTTTTTCAGGGTTGCAACAATCCAATGACATCCTGGAGCAAGCGAAGCTGAGTAGAAGGATCGGTCAACTCAATGCTAAGAATTTTGAACTTGAAGCATTTGAAGCGGAGAAGTTCGGATTCACTGAGTCAGCCAGGTATAAAAGTGTAATTGATAAAACTATCGGCTCTCAAAAGGCCATCCTTGCGTCACAAGGTGTCAATGTGCATACGGGCACAGCAGCAGTAATTCAGGCTGAATCCAAACTCACAGGCTTCCTGAACCAGTTGGACATCCAACAGGCTGGACGCAACAAGGCTAAGGGACTAAGATTTCAAGCTTCTGCTAGTAGATTGGGACAAGCATTTGACCAAGCTCAAGCGGCGGCTAATGCTAGTGCCGCACGCGTTAGTGGAGTAGCGAATGCTGGCTCAACATATTTAGGTTATAAGCTAAGAAGTTAGGGGACAAAATGGCTAAGCGAACAGGTGTACAACTTCCCACAGTGGACCGCATAGGTCCTATTGCTCCTCCGAGAGAGGGTCAGCTTGAT